ATCAGCGATACCTCCAGCATCGTTGATCGCAGTTTTTGCGAAATTGGTTTTTTTGAGCATGATAAAAAATACTTAAAATTTGTCGTTCCAATTGGAGCTTTTCTTTGAGAGTTTCTCAGTCCAAACTCCCGCAATCGTCCAGAGATAAACAAAAGTTCTCGTAAGCAAACCACAGATGTTCCACTTGTACGTGAACTGCTTGCAAGCCAGCTGAGTGAGATTCCATTTGTAAGTCAGCGTCTTTTGGATCGCTACCGAGATATTCCAAACGTAAGTGATTGATTTTTGGATAATCACCGCGATATTCCATTTGTAGATGAAACTTGTCCCGATGATCTCACCGATATTCCATTTGTGAACGAAGTCTCGTCCAGCCTTATTACCCACATTCCAAACGTAAGTAAAAGCTTTTACGACCACACCACAAATATCCCACTTGTAGATGAGATTTTTGATTACTCTTTGTATTCCACTTGGCGAATCACCGAGTGTGGCGTTACCGACAATATAATTTCCGAGCATAAAATTTTTAAACAAAGAATTTCAACTTTCCGCTTTCCATCTACGCGTCTGTATCTCCCTCTACGCGAATGATTCCCTGATCTGCCGCATAAGCCACAGCACTAGCACCCACCACTCGCTTAATCCAAATCGCTTTCGTTTCTCCGGCAGCGAGATCGCCGATTGAGAGCGCATTTTCCGATCCAACTCCAGCTTCGAAGGTAACTCCGCTTGGAGCAGTATCTTCATCAGCGATGGCTTGCTCCGTGCCATCAATAGCCGAAGTTCCGAGACCAATTTCGAAAGAAGTATCACTACTCGGAGTTTGGCTCTCGATGTAAATTTTTGCGTCTTGGAGAGTGAGAGTGGCATGATTGTTTTGGATATAAACGCAGCGGTATTCCGTATCTCCCGCTTGACTCTCCGCGCCAGCCACGCGATCGAAGAGATTGTGAAGCGTGTTATCAGTCACTTGGGTGCTGGAGATAACCCCACCAAGCGCGGAGCTTGGGTCGGAGTTTCCTGCTCCACCGGAGAGAAACTGCAAGATGTCAGAGGCTGAGATAGGCATTTTTAGAGGGGTTAGAAAGTGGTTTTTCACACTCCTTATTTTTCAAAAGTGTGTGATGCGCCGTAGCCCCGCTGAGCGGGGCGAAGGCGTATGAGAATTCGCCTTTTCATTCTTCGTGGCGGATTCGGTTTCGGAAGAGCGCGACATGCCCTCCGAAACTTGGAAAGCGAAGGTGGGAGTTTCTTAGCAAGATTCATTCGAGTAAGCCAAGATTATCCAAGGCAACGATGTATCTTTCTTTCGAAAGATTCCCAAGCTTCTGAGTTAATGCGCCGAGATTTATGAGTATCTGTTCCGCTGTCGCATCTCCAATAATTTTCTGCGGATTGTTCCATTTAGTTGCGATCTTTTTCTTGATCGCCTTTTTCACAGAGGAAACCGCCCACATAGTGGCATTGGACCAGATAGGATTCTCCTTTTGAAAATCCGCGCGGTTTACAAAAACATGCCCGCTTGTGAAGAAGTAGCCATTTTTCAATAAGCTAGGCAGATTGCCTATCTTGATTCGATAAATATTTGAGTTCGGTCGACTTTGCGGATAATTGTCTACCATCTCTTTTGGCTGATCCTTCAGCATTCGCAAACAATGGCCATAAGTGGTTTTTCCGAAGTCTGTACCATCCAACACGGCATCGGCTTTAATATCTCTATTGTAGTTTCCATTTCCGCGATAGCCAGTTGTGACTGAATAGCCAAGCTTGATTGCCTCATAAAATTCCTCCGAACCGAGCATCACGCGAAAAGTAAGCACGTCGTAGCCTTTCTCTCTGGCAAAATCCCGCACGAGATTCACAGCTTGATTCACGTACCAGCCAAAACCTTCTTGTGCGCCGAGTTCGAGTGCGCGTTTCCACAGCTCTTTTCGTTCTTCAAGTGAGAAACGAATTCCGAGATTATCGGAAAGTGCGCCTAGTGCACCGTGGAGCGTGCAACTCACATTTGAGACTTCATTCTGTTCATACTCAATTCTTTCATTATCGAAAGTGCATGAAGGTTCAGGAAGATTCAGCATGCCAGAACAAAGCTGATAATCCCGCTCATCAATTTTTTCTTCGAGCGCGCCGAAGTAGGGATCTTTTTTATTCATCATTATTTTGGGTTAATTTTTCTGCGCTTTTTTCCGCGATTGATAAGCCTTTGTCTAATCCCAGCCCAAGAATCTTTTTCAGCGCGATAAGGACACGGCTATCGTCTCCGCTGATTTCGATTGAGTTTTCGATAAGAGAGATAATTTCTTCTATGAGAAAAAGCGCAACGATTCCAGCTGGCACTATAGAGGTCATCCAATCCAGCAGTCCTTCTGCTTCAGGGAAAGAGTAACGGATATGCGCAAAAATCGTGATTACGGAAAGCATCAAGATGCTTTTTGAGACGCGCTTCAGGATTCCTTTGCCAAAACTTTCACTTGAAACTGTTTCTTTGCTTCGCTCAATGTAGATCCTCGTACCAATATCGAAGAGCGAGATGATCCAATATAACGCGAACGCAATCAAAATTAGCGGCAATCCTACGAAGGTAAAGCCGACAGAAACTCCGAGGAAAGTAAACGCAAACGCGATGGGAGCGATTTTGGTGGGCATTTTTGAGAGTTAATTAGTAAACGGTTATCCCCCACTCGTGAAGAAAACATTTCGCAATGTCGCAACACTAGAGAGAGATAACACGCCTATTGATTAGGAATCAGAAACAGTGCAGAAAAGTTCCGCAGCAAACTTGCGTCTCTCATCAGCCACTTTTGCACCTGCTACAAACAAGCCTTTATAAGCAGATCCAAAGTTTCCAATAATATCATCTTCCACTTTTGATTCGCTCATCGCTTCTGCAAAAGTGAGCCATTTCGGATGAGTAGCGAGTATGTGGAAACCATTCACATTGTCGCCAGACACACGATTGGTTTTGAAAATTTTGAAGCCTCCAAGTTCGGTAATGAAACCACGCTTAGTTAGAGCTTCATAGTGCTTTGGTACAGCAACATTGACACCATCTGCCAATGGAATGTACATGGAGAAAGCAGGCGGTACAAAGATACAACGTCCTTCATCCGGAACTTCCGCTTCATCGAGGATCTTGCCGAGCTGGGCGATTTTAAAAAGTAAAGTCGCTTTCGTCACATTAATCTTACTAACCGCCTGAATGATGTAAGCAGCTCCTGCAGAAATCACACCGCCATCGTAGGAAGCGTCCTCATCATCAATGTCTTTTTCGACAACGATGTGAGTAGTGTCGATAAAAGTTTTCACGCGATACCACATTGTATGACCAGTGGCTTTGAATGGTTTACCAATCATTTCAGAGGTGAAGACTGTACTTGTTCCCGTGACGTTGCCACTGGCATCAATTGCGATTGTTCCTGTTGCATAATCAGTTCCGACACGTTGCCCTGCAGCTACTTTTCCCCAAAATCCAAGAAGATAAGTATCCACCAATTTTTTCAATTCGCTGCCGAGCTGAGGAATAGTTTTCTTTTCAGGATCTTTGATAAAACTCTCCAGCTCAGTGATAGTTTTCTTTTTGAAGTAGTAGGACTTCTTCCAGCTAGTTTTGAGCTGTGCGACCGTTTCTTCCAGATCATCCGCGATCATATTCTCTCCGTCATAATCATTCCAACCTAGCCTAGCTAGAGAAGGAATATTTACGATTGAAGCTTTACCTTTGATTTCTCCCTCGTAATCACGGTTTACGAGATCATTCGTGATGGATTGCTCATAAAAATGCTTGAGCAATTTTGCGCTGAAAATTTCAGCGAGTTTAGTTCCGTATGTACTCATTTTTGATTGGAGTTAGTGAATAAAAATTTTCACTTCACTCCACCTTTCGACTGCACTCAAGATTTCTAACTTTTCGAATTAGACATCAATTTCTCCGCTTTCCAGCATCCTTCGGTAACGTTTGGGATCATTTTCACGGATTTTCTTTAGTTCTTCCGGATCGATATCCTTGGATGCTTTCGGATTGCCTCCGCCTTTTGCCTTTTCTAGTCCGTTTTTCGGATTAGCAGGTTTCTTTTTGGCAGTGGTCTTGGTTTCTTTTGGAAAGTCTTGCAGACAAGCCTTGGCGAGAAGTCCCAGCGAAATGTCCTTATGAGTTGGCTTATCGATATAAGCGCGAAAAGTTTCTTCATCGAGATCAGGATTTTCAGCAAGAGTGCCCCGAATGTCTTTCTCGCGAGTTTGGTTGCTTTTGAAATCGTGAAAGTCTGTTTCCTGCTTTTTAAATAAGCGTTCATTTTTGTAGGTTCGTGTCGCCATTGATTTCTCTCTATCAGTCATGTCATCCCATTCGGGAAATTCCTTTTTGAGTTCAGCTTCGGTGGGTTCAGCGAGTTGCCGATTTTCAAGCTCCTTCAGCTTTCCGCTCAAGACTTGTGATTCTCGAGAGGAGTGGCTAAATTTTTCTTTCCAGCTGGAAGCTTCTTTTCTGTGCTTTTCGGACTCAGTCTTCCAGTCAGTCTTGTCTTCCGCCTCGGCAGGCGGGGTGGTTTTAGAAGGATCGCCTTCTTCGTTATTTTCTTGGGATTTATTCTCTGCATTTTCCTGAGTTTGCGTCTCGTTCTCGTCTCCATTGTCGGAGGTTTGAGTAGATTGATTCACGTTAAAGTGGGTTAAATGAGCCGTCCTCTCAAACGGAGGGTTAGGCAAAAAAAGTTGTGACTGGTGGGATTTTTTTATTGGTTTGTGTTTCCCGATATGTGAAGGAGCAAGTGTAAGAAAATTATTTATTTTTTTCATCAGCTGCCTTTTTCTCAGTGGCAGCTTTTTCGTCTGCAGTTTTCTTGTCGGCGAGAGCTTTTTCGGCTTTCCGCTTGTCATCCTCTTTTTTCTTTTCTTTCTCTTCCGCTTTCTGTTTCTCATCCTTTGCAGTTTCCTGTTTCGATTTTTCTTTCAGCACCTCGGCATACTGTTTTTTCTCCTCAGCAGAGAGGTAACTTGCGCGAGCGCGCAAAAAGGCTTTATCAGCCTCGGTCAGAGCCACTGGCTCTTTCGCCAAAATTTTGGCGAGCGTGTCTTTGAAGTCAGACATTTTTAAGGGGGTTAAAGGTTGGGTAGCTAAATATTTTCTGTTATCTAAATATCGAATTTCTTTTTGAGATGAGTGGTAAGTTGCTCACATTTTTTTTGATTGCTCGTAATCAATGAAAGGATCGTTTTATAATTTGTGATTCGAGCTTTCACATACAATCTTCGTTTTCGATCTCTTTCGATTTCGTAGCTCTCTAGCTCGTTTTCCAATTTTTCTATCTCCGTTTCGATATACTTTTCAACAACTTCAAGTTTCGTTTCTTTCCCACTAAACGCTGTTTGCCAATCAAAATAAGTTTTTCTCTCCTCATCACTGAGGTCATCAAAGGATTTAATTCCCAACTTATCGAAAATTTTCTCGGCAAGACTCATCGGCTAATTATTGGTTATTTGGTTACCTTGCCCTGCAAAACTCGAAGGACTAGGCAAAACTGGTTGAGTTGCTAGTTGCATACTTTGTGCCAGCTCAGACTGCGGGCTATTAACTGCCAACTGTTTTTGTTTTTCAAAATCTAAGGCTTCTTTCTGCTCTTCCGATGAAAGCCGTCCAATCTCAAGCAATTTCTTCTTATAAATTCGTTGAACTACCGGATTGTCTGACATTGCTTCAACAATCGCGTGCAAACGCTCAATGGTTTCCATACTGACTTGTTCTTGTTCTGTAGAACTGGTGACAATCACTTTGAAACCTGCTTCACTCTTCCAATCTTCCGGTGAAACATCTTTACTGTAGTATTTTCCAGAAATTCCTTTTTTATAGAGTTTCACAGGAATGATTTGGTTTGCGCTAGCTTGCATCATCTGCCACCACTTTTCGGCGAAGCGTTGCCATGAAAGACGATAAAACTTTTGCATTGATGTGATACGCTCCATTGCGTTTTGGTATACGAGCTTTACTTCGCCAAGCGTGACTGTTCTTGATTCAGTTTCTCCTTTGACTGCTGCGGTAGCTGCAGTCGCTCGTCCAGCCATATCCATGAGCCATTGAATCTCGGTAAGGCTTTCTTTGAGCTCAGGAACATCCACGCGTTTAATTAGTTCGTTTGGATTGCCTGGTACTCCGTAATGCCCGAACGGTTCCGGCTCAAAAGTGTTGGGATCATATTTATTGTTCGTGTTGTTGTAATAGCTCATGCCAAAATTCCGCAAGGTGCGGTTCTCGGTGAGTTGCGCGAGCCAAGCATTCAAGACTTTGTTTGCTGGTCGGACTATATCGGCACAAGCATCACTCCAAAAATCCGTATTCTCTACATCATCTGCCCAGCTCTCAAAAGGAAAGAAATTCACGCCAAAAAGCTCCCACATTGTTTTATTCATGAGCACTTTTTCTTTGATTTTGACTACTACGTGAATCAGGGCGGGAAATGATTCCATTGTGCCGTCTACGGCTTCAGGATTGTAATTTTCGTTTGAAAGCTTGATGTAGTGTTCGCAGATACCGAGGTAAGTTTCTCCTACGATCGGATCAAAGGCATTTTCATCTCCCATTGCGGAGATGCGTTTTTCTTTGGCTTGCATTGATTCCGCTGTCTCAGCGATGTAGCTTTTGCCTGCTTTGGTGGAGAGTTCGGCTTTGATTTCTTCAACAACATCGAAATCGTAGTTCTTGTTTGTCTCAATATCGGTGAGTGTGCGAAAGATGTTGTCATGGCAAAGGTAGTTGGCAGTTTCAATATCGGATGGATCGGTATGGCGGTCTACTTTCAGATCATAGACATCTACAATTTCTGCTATGAATTTGCCGTTCTCGAAGTTCAGCTTTTTGAATGAGCGTCCGTAACAAAAAACCTGTTTCTTATCTACGATGTCTTTGATTTCTAGGTTGTTTCGGCGGAAGTCATCATTCCACTGTTCGTTGATAAATATTTCTTTTTCTTGATTTGCGCTCAAGTCTTCAAAAGCGATGTCTGGTGCATCATCTATGTTGGCTATGATTGATTTCTGGGTTTCTTTTGTTAGTGGCACTACTATATTTTGTCTTTGGGTTAGTCGATTGAGTTGCACTCGGTTTCGGCTGAGTGTGTAATTTTCTAACCACTCGGCGTGTCTGCGCTTTTGATAGTCGCAGGCACTTTTGTAGTAGTTGCTGATTCGAGCTTTAAGAACGGTTTTGTTCATACGCAAAAAACCCGCCGCGATCGCTTCGCGCCGAGTGTACCTGTATGATGTCAAGTTTTGTAACCGAGTTCAAGAAAAAAGTAACGCTGTTACTTTTTTTGATCCTCACCCAAAGGCTGGAGTAGCTTAGGCTTAGAAAATTTTTTCGGAAAAAATTTAATATGATCTCCTTTTTTAGGGCGAATCTTTACTCTTCCTAGCCCAGCCGTTTTAATTTCTGGATAATCGCCACTGGTCGGCATCTTGCCATTTTCATAGTAGGTATAGACGTGTGGGAACTTACAAAATTCATCACCTTCTTCATCTATAGCAACTATTTTTTCGAATGGTATTACCCTATAGAAGCAAAAGTCTGCTCTATGACATTCGGGCATCTTCCACCAAAATCCTCGCGCTCTTTCCAGCTTTTCTTCTTCTTCTTTTTTAGTTTTTTCATCTCTTAAGTCAAGAAGAGTATAGTCTCTATACGAGCTATCTAAACCTTTAACCAAATCCCATTTTTTAGTTTCTGGATCAAGATAGGCGAACCTATTTATATTTTGTACATGTAGACCATCATAACGAACTTTAACTCCTGTACATACTTCCCAAGGAGGTGATTTCGAAAAATCAGGAACATTTTTAGCCCACGGGTACAAATCATCATTAGCGTCTCTTATAAGTATCTCACTAAATGTTTCTTTCCCGAATACTTTAAAAAGCTTCTTTTTGATTGCTAATTTTGATTTGATTTGTGTCGTTCTAGATCTCTTACGAGAGACTAATGATATTCCAAAGTATGCAAATAGAAGATGATCGTTTTTTGGCTGGAAAAGCATGTCCTCTATTTCAGCCTTTCCCCATAAATAAATTTCTTGAATTCCAGCATCTCGTAATTTAATTAAAAAGGCATCCCTTGTTTTTTTAGAAAAATCACAAGCAGCAGCAAAAATCACACCATGAAGTATTGATCCATCATTTTTAATGATCTCGTCTGCGTATCCTTCAATTTTTTTCGGTGTAATAGATTTCTCCCTTTTGCATTGAATTAACCATAATCTTCCTGCTGTAATTGAGGCTTTCTCGTGAGAATTATCCTCACCATTGTTTTCCACCTCTTCGTTTATTTGTTTTTCAGTTGCTCGTATATCAAAAGTCTCATCTGATCCTGATCTACCTGTTGCTTCTATCTGATGCCAATCTTTAAAATCGTATGCCAATTGACGCACTAAATCTTCGAATCTGTGCGGCTCAAGATCTCCAAAGGGCAACGGATTTAATGTTTTAGTTACTGGCATTTCTTATTTTCTTCATCACTCGCCCCCGCATTACACGCACGCCAGCAATAGAATTAAAGAATAAAAGTTCCTGTATTTTAGCGTCTTTCACGCCTCTCCTCCACAAAGTTACAAACGCCTTTTCGCGCCGATTTAATCGATCCCACTTCTCTACGTCTATCCAATCTGGTCGAGATGTTTTGATAATCTCCATGTTCATAAATAACTAATTTTAGTCGCTCGTTTATTTGAGCTTTGTTTTAGCTTGGTTTTGACTGCGTAGTTTCGCATCTGCCAACCGACCGCTGTAGCCATCAAAATATCAAAATGATTCGTAGCTTCAGGATCAGCCTTCGCATGATTCAATTCACCTTGCCCAAAAAGCCTCATCTCATGCGCCACCTCGTGAGGCAACTTCACCTCTTCCTGATCCACCGCCTCCTTCAGATCAAACATCATCTTCGGCTTCGTAGCCAAATTGGTATGCCAACCAAATTTGTCTGTTTCCACCTCCTCACCATTTTTCATTTTGCGCTGTCGAAAGATTTTTTCTTCCGAATAAATCTCTTTAAGTTTCGCAATTGTTGCGTGTCCGTGGTTATTACGCTCTATTCCCAGCAAACAAGTTCCGTAACGGTTGCCTCCATCTTTCAGCTCATAGGCAAAATTCGTAGGATCGATTTTGTTATTCCAATAAACCGCCACAATCTCATTCGTATCAAAATCCCAAATTGCAGCTGCGCAAGCATCTCCTCCCAAACCCTCAGCCGTATCTCCTCCGCCCCCATAACGATGACGGGAATTGTAGGGCTTGAGATAAATCCAGTCGCCGATCTTTTCTTTTTCGGGATACTCCTGCTCACACGCTTTCGTTTTATCGGGGTCAAAGAGCCGATCTCCGCTCGAAACGAATGCCTCCTCGGGAGTAGTGGGATATTCTTGCCTTAAACGATGGCAGCGTAGTCATTTTGGGGGCTTTACTAGGCACCTCTTCCC